TGGCATACTCAGTAATGAGATGACGCTGCCTTTTAATGAGGTGTATAAAGATGTGCACAATCGAAAAGGGTTGTGTTGGAGTGTCGCTGGAACGAGTCGTCCGATAGGCAGAGACTTTGAGCCTCCGCGGACTGTGAAGAAAGTGGAAGGGTTTGCGTATATGACGGGAATTTACCCTGATTTAGCGCAGATGGAGATGCCACCTAGGGGGGGAGCTGCTGAATACAACTCTCTGGTGGCTCATATAGCCAAGTTAGATAAGAAGCGCGGAGATGTGCTGATTACTGGTGAATATGACCCGAATTTGATTATGGCGAGAACCGCCAGAACAATTAAGAAAATGGCAACGTGGAAAATTTTTGACGACGATTGGAGTTATAAAGCCACATTGCAAAGGTTCAAGGAGGTGATTAGTGGGGAGGAATCTTTGATTCCCAAGGACAGTTGTCCGGGTTTTCCCTGGGCTTGCGATCCAAGTAATCGTAAGAACAGTGATTTTTCCCATGTGAATTACCAACGATTGTGGGAAATTGTGTGGGCGCGCATATGTGCTATCCTTGCTAATGTAGGGGAGGAAAAGTATGAGATGCGTCCTTTGGATTTTGTCAGGGCCAATTTGACTGATCCAACTCGTATGATGATCAAGAACGAGCCGCACGATCTCCAGAAGGTGCTGGACAGAGTATTCCGTTTGATTTGGAATCTCTCGGTCGTAGATCAGATAGTGGACAAGATGCTTTATAAGCCATTGGACAACTTGATGATTGAAAACTGGGAAATCTGTACTAGCAAGAGTGGAATGCCAGCTACACAAGCAGGCTGGTTTTCCTTGGCGAAGGGAGTGAAGTCTGTCAGTGATATGGCTCGTGATTCGGACAATTCCATGTGGGATTGGGGAGTTACGAAAGATCTGATGTATACAGATGTGTACAAAAGGAGTATAATGATGGGAATGGCACCTGAGGCTTCGAAGAACATGGAGGAAATCAAGCAGAGAATGAGGAAAAGTGAGTTTTTAACTGTCCGAATGATGTGTTTGAATGTCGAGATGCGGGCGCGTCCGGCAATTGTTCTTTCAAATGGCATAATATTTGAGGCCGAGCAGGATATAGGAGTACAAAGCGGGAAGTCCAATACCTCTAGCTCTAATGGAAATATGAGAGAGATTTTGGAGGATCAAGTTGTCACCAACTGTGGTTATCAGTTGGCTGATTGTATGGGGACAATGGGGGATGATTTCTTCTGTTCTCAGAAAGGTCCGTTTAATGTCGAAATTTACAAGTTTGAAATGCTAAGATACGGAAGCGTAATCAAACAAGTGAATATCGGCAAAGAATTTTTCGAGTTTTGCTCCCATCGTATTAGTTTAAAAGATGGTAGCGCAGTGTACATAAA